TACCGCGAGTGGCCGGACCAGATCGAATACATTGAGGGCGTGGGCTACCCCGGCCCCTGGGCAGAGGCGGATGGCAGGCTGCAAGACGGCCGCCCTGGGCCAGCACAAAAAGCCTGTGCGGGCTTTGGATTCGAGGATTACAAGCGCATCATCGACGCCGCCGAGAAAGCCGACTCCGCCGAGCCCGCCGAGCGGTGGATGGACAGCCGCTATGGCAACACGCCAACGATGACACAAGAGGGAGTGCGAACATTGATCGAGCAATGCAGCGACCGCATTGGCCTTGACTTCCGCGCCACCAGCGGGCAAGCCATCGTGGAAGGCGTCACGCTCATCAACGATTGGCTCGCTTACAACGAAGACGCGCCGGTGGATGCGCTGAACTCGCCGCGCCTTTACATCTCCGAACGCTGTCAGAATCTCATCTACGCTCTCAAAACATGGACTGGAGCCGACGGCAAAAAGGGAGCGACAAAGGACTGGATCGACATTCTCCGCTATATCACGCTCTCCGGCGTTGGCTACGAAGACCCTGCCATGCTGCGAGCCCGCCCAGGAGGGAGCTATTGACACGCCACCCCTATAATGGAAACAACATGAAACTTCTCCGCCGCCGCGATGTTATGGCCCGCCTTGGGGTTACTGAGAGACAATTCCGAACGCTTGTCGAAAGTGCGTTGATTAAACCCATACGCAAGCGCGGGAGTCGCGCTTGGTATCGCTCAAGCGATTTGGAAAAATTGGCATGAGTGAGAAACGCACAGATTTTGTGGGCTCTCTGAGCCGGAACAAGAAGCAGGAAAAGTCAACGCAGCCTTCGCATAAAGGCTCCTGCACGATTGCTGGCGTGCCGTATTGGATCAGCGCGTTTGTGAACACGAACCGTGACTCGGGAGAAAAATATTTCAAGCTCTACTTTGAGGCGAAGAAAACAGATCAAGAATCAGCCGCAGAGCCAGTGGCCGTGCCGCTCTCCGAGTCGCCGGAGATTCCATTTTGATGAGTGCCGAAGACCTACAAGCCGCTTGGTGTGTGCCGCAGGAAGAGCTTTGGTTTTGTGCTGTGTTGGCAAAGTTGAGCGACGCGATTGAGGACGCTGCTGAGATTACCTGCATGCCGCAGACGGCGCAAAACCCCGGCCTGCTCGCCCACAGCGCAGGCGGCTTGGAAGCCCTTCGCACCTTGCGCGAAGAAATCGAGCGCACACGCGCAGAGGCATTCGACTCCAAAAAATAACCAATTTCCTGACGCCACGAAATTGATCGTTCCGCAATAAATTTACGGGCGGTTTCGGTCGTTTTCTGTCGGTTCCGGTCGGTTTCGGCGCGGGTGTGTTTCTTCCTGCAAATTTTGCAGGCATATCCCCTATCAGCGCGAGTGCTGAACTGCTCGCCGCGAGCCCGTGAAAATGTCGGACCCGCACCAGACCTCAGTTCTGACACCGCGACTTGGACGCAACAAAAACCATGGAACAGACAGAAACAGCATTCAGCATCGGCGAAGTCATCGACGCGCTGGGAGTCAAGCTCCCGACCATTGATGAGACTCCGGCGACCGAAGAGGCCGCACAGGAAGCAGTCGCGGATGAGACTAACACTGACATAAACCCCGAGGACCAGACCGAGGAAACCGACGCGCCGGAAACGGACGCCGATTCCACGGACGATCCCGAACAACCCGAAGACGCCACCGAGGACGAAGACGACGCCGCAGAGGAAGACCCTGAAGCCGCCGAAGCGCCCGCTGTGAAGAAGCTCGCCAAGCGAGTGGACAAGCTCACCGCCCGCGCTAAGAGCGCCGAGGAGCAAGCCACCAGCCTGCAAGCCGAACTCACCGCTGCCAAGGACGCTCTCACCCGCGCCCAGCCTATCGTGGTGCAAGATGCCGCCGATCCGTTGGCGGATGTCACCACGCCCGAGGCTCTGGAAAGCCGACTAGCCGCAGCCAATACCGTGCTCGACAATGTGCCCGACCTCATTGCGAAGGCGGACTACGAAGGCGGCGAAGTGGAAGTGGATGTGGGAAACGGCAGCACGCGCAAATTCACGAAGCAAGAGCTTCAAGAGCGCCTACGCCTCGCCCGCCAGATCCTCAAAGCCGAGCCTGCCCGCCGAACGTACCTCGCCCAGCGCGAGAGTTTCCAGGCTGAAGCCCGGCAAGCTTACCCCGAGTTGTTCCAGGATGATTCCCAAGCCCGCCAGATGATGATGGCTACGCTCAAAGCGTATCCCGGCATCGGCAAGCTACCGAATCTGGAACTCGTGATAGGTGACGCCATTCGTGGACAAGCCCTCCGCTTCCAGCAAGCCGAGGCGATCCAAAAGAAAGCCGCCACAGCCAAGGCCAAGCCTGCCGCACCGGCAGCCGCCAAGCCAGCTATGGCACCCAAGGTTGTCAGTCCCTCAGCCGCCCCCAAGACCAAATCCCAATCCGATCCGCTCGAAGCCCTGAAGAAGTCTGGCAACCGTGATGCCGCCGAAAATTACGTCGCCTCACTTTTCAACTAACCCCAACCACTGACCCATAAATTCTAACCCCCCAAAACCACTACTATGGCAGCAACCCCCATCACTTCAGTAAAAGGCCAGCGCGAGGACATCTCCGACGCAATGGTCCTCATCGAACCCGGCGACACGCCGTTGTTCTCCATGTGCAAAAAGTCCAAGGAACCAGCCAACGTGCTCTTCCAATGGCCCGCAGACCGCTACTCCGACCCTCAAACCGATGGCGTCCTCGCTAACGATGACGTTTCCAGCTACGACGACAAGCACGCCAACCGCGTCCTGCTCTCGGGCCGCATCCAAAAGGTGCGCCGGGCGTTTCAAGTGGACGATCTTGTCGAGAATGTTGCCGACCTCGCAGGCGTCGGCAAAAAACAAGCGTTCAACAAAGCGGCAGCCAAGGCGCTTGTTGAGTTGAAAATCGACATCGAGGCCATCATGGGCTCGGACAACGACAGCCAGGTGCAATCGGGAACGGACCCCTACAAGACTCGTGGTATTGGCAAGTGGATCCAATCGTCAGCTCAAGACGATACAGCGACCGTCGTAGATTCCAACTTCCGCACCCCATCCGCTTCGATCAACACGACCGCGACAACTTCTCTCACAGAGAACAACGTCATCGACGTGCTCCAGTCAATCTATGGCAAGCGCCGTGCCCGTCGCAACTACGACCTCGTTTGCGGCGTCGCCCTTAAGCGTGCGTTCACAAACTTCATCCGCACTGCGACAGCTTCGACCAACGTGATGAGCACTGTGCGTGGGTTCAACTCCAACGCGGACGACAAAAAAATCGTGAACACCATCGACATCTACGAAGGCGACTTCGGCATCCTGTCCCTCCACGTGTCCACCTACCTCGCCAATGGCTCGGCCGCAGCGGTCTCTGCTGCCCGTGGCTACGTGCTCGACATGGATCTGGTCTCCATCGGATTCAACCGCAAGCCCCGCATGGAAGAGCTTGAAGACCGTGGCGGTGGCCGCCGTGGCTTCTGCGACGCCATCTTCGGCGTAGCGGTTTCAAACCCCTCGGTCCTCGGAAAATTCGCAGCGACCACATAATCCCACCCCCCAGCCCTTGCCGGTGGCCGTCTCGACGATGGCCCCCGGCAAACGGGACAGGGGATTTATTTTATGGAAATCCTCAGAGAAGCACTCAGCGACATACCCGGCGAAGTGGCCGAAGGAGCCAAAAACGAACTCTTCGCCGAATGGAACTCCAAAGCTGTGCAGGCCGACGCCCGCCAGCATCTCATCGCTGCCGACCACGCCAAGCACGACCTCCGCTCGATTGAGGGCGTGGGCGCTATGACGCTTTCTGTGGACCCACAGATCTACCACTTCTGGAACTGGAAAGTGCCCGGTTGCTGGAACGATCCCGATTTCATTGCCTGGTTCAAACGCAACTTCCCCCAATGCACCGTGCGGTGCGGTGGCACAGGCAAAACCATGATCCTCATGCCGGGCCTCAAAGCAGCATGATTTCACTTTTTAAAATGCAGGCGAGAGAAACGGCAACTCGCAAGGCCCATACCCTTGAGAACACGGTTCAATTCCGTGGCCTGCTACCACACTTTGCCAGCTTACGTATTGCGGCGGGGTTTTGTTTTGCCCTGGTTATTTCATACGCGCAGGCCGTAACCGCATTAAAAGCGGCCTCTGGCAACTCTTTCTATGAAGCCTGACGACGACGATAAGATTGATCGAGATGCCAAATACTGGATTGGCCAGCTTACGACGGCTTCTCGCGATGGTTCGTGGTTTTCCTCAAAGCGTGCTCGAAACTACGACACGCGCATGGCTCTATGGGACGGGCAATCGATTGACGGTAAAAAGTGGGCAACCAATTACGGAAAGAATGTTTTTCCATGGGAAGGTTCGAGCGATTGCCGCATACGCCTTGCGGATTTGGTTTGCAACCGCGAGATGCAGCTTTGCCTGACATCAACTTTTGCTGCCCGCTTGCAAATGATGCCGGTGGAGTCCACCGACGCCATGACGCGCACGGCCGCTGAGAGCGTGCTAAAATGGATGCTCTTTACTCACTGCGCTTCCGACCTCCGGCGTGAGCTGGAAATCGCCCTGAATATCCGCGCCACCTATGGCCTGGCTGTGATGGGGGTTTTTTGGAAAACCACGACGCGGATTGAGCAGAAGTCGGTGAGCCTCGAAGACATCATCCTCATGGCTCAAGAGCAGGGCGACCCGAACTCGCCGATGGCCATGTTTATCGGCGCAATCCTGGATCCGCTGCAAGAAGAAATGGCTATTGAAATGGCAGAGCAGTATGCGCCCGGCACTGGCACGGCAGCAAATATCCGCAAACTCCGCGAAGGTGGCACGGTGAAATACACGGAGCCTTACGTTTTTGAGAGCAAACCCGAGTGGACCGCATTAGAGCCGTTCAATGATGTGATCTGGCCCACAGCCACATACGACCTACAGCGTGCGCCGTGGATCGCTCGCCGCGAAATGATCACATGCGAGGAGCTGGAGGAGCGAACGCTTACCGAGGGCTACCCCGAAGAATTTTACGAGAAAGCCGAAAACTACAAAGGTGCAAGTCTTTGGCCGGTTTACATGCAGCAGAACCACAATCGGCACGATAATATCCTTTTTCAAGATTACCGAGACCTCATCGAAATCTGGCATGTCTATAGCAAAGAGACCGATGAGGAGACCGGTGCCACCAAGGTTATGTGCCGCGTCATGCACCCCAATGTGGACATCTTTGCCAAGGAGGAAATATCCCCCTACTCGCACGGAGAATATCCTTTCATAGAGCTGCCCCGCGAGCGTGTAACGCGATGCCTCGTAGAAAGTCGTGGCATCCCTGAGATTGTCTCGACCATGCAGGCGGAGATTAAAACCCAGCGCGACTACCGCACCGACCGCGCCGGTATCGCCATCCTCCCGCCCATGCGCGTGCCTGCCAATCGTGGCAAGCTCGACATCATCCTCGGCCCAGCCGTGCAAATCCCCGAACGCCGACCAAATGAGTTTGGTTGGATGCAGCCACCGCCTTTTGACCAGGGCACCATCGAGATCGAACGCGCCGTGCGCCGCGATGTGAACGAATACTTCGGCATGGCAGGCGAGGGGGTCGATCCCAACTATGTCGCTTTGGTCACCCAGCACACGGTGGACCGCTGGCTGCGCGACTTCAAGGCCATCATTACTCAGACCTACCAGCTCATGCAGCAATACATGCTGCCGGTGCAAATCCTCCGCGTCTCCGGCGGGCAGGCTCTCCCCTTCCAAGCCGACCGCGAAAGCATCCAAGGCAAGTTTGACCTCATCATTGATTGGGACGCCAAGAACCTCGACGCCGAAGCCCTCGGCGTGAAGCTGAACTACATCAGCCAAGCCATCGTGCCTATGGATGTGGCCGGGGTCATCGACCGCGCCGGGCTCGTCAAATTTGTGATGGCGGCCGTGGATCCAAACCTCGCTGAGCTCCTCGTCCGAGACCCCGGCCCCGCCGCCGCCATTGAGTCAAACGAAGAGCAACTTGCCTTCACAAAGATTGCCGCAGGCACCGAACCGGAACTCCCAGGCGAAGGCCAAAACCACCAGCTCCGCGCTCAAGTATTGCAGGGCATCATCCAGGCAAACCCCGCCGTGCAGCAGCGTTACCAGCAGGATGAGATTTTCCGCAACATGATCGACGCCCGCATGAAGGGCTTCAATTTCCAACTCCAGCAACAACAAAACGCCCAGATCGGCCGCCAAGGCACCCTGCCCGCGTTGCAACAAGGAGCCGCACAATGAAGACGACACCTTACCGCACAATCCGCGATGGGGTCATTCAGCGCATGGGCATTGATCCTGAGCAGAGTTTGCTGCCGTCGCAGGCGTCGGCGGTTGCCGAGTATGCGACGACCGCTGTTGCTCAGGCTTGGGGATTTTACGACTGGCCGGAGATCACGCACACAGAGCAACGTGTCGTGCTTGGGGCAGGCTTTGCAGAGGGTGGCTACACCTACGAGGCCGACTACCAAGGCACGACTTCCTACATTGGCCGCGCCGCGCAGGGAGCGCTCTTTGGCGATGCCGTCTGGCGCATCAAGCGTGTGCTTACCACTGCCTCGGGAGAAGTCACAAACATCGACACCGCGACCAATGTGGCGTGGGATAACCGCACCTCGGCCGCTTATGTCGAGGACTCTGGCAATGAGGCTGCAGGCGATGCTTTGCCATACATCCCTCTTTACCAATCAGGAGCCACGCCCATCGGCGCTATCGCGGCCGTGTATGCCAACAACCCGAACGAGACGGGCATTACGCAAAAGCTTCAATTTGTCACCACGGACGCAAATATCGTCATCATCGACGAGGCTTACACCTCGGGCCCTGTCTATGTGGAGTTTGCTCTCCCTGTGCCGGTCTTCACCAGTTCGGCATATAATGCAGGCACCGCTTACACCACCGGCAATGTGGTTTACTACAACACCACCGGCGATTGCTACGAGGCGATCCAAGCGACGACCGGCAACCTCCCCACAAATGCCGACTTCTGGCTGCGCCACCGGATCCCGACATTCCTTGCCGATTACATCAAATTCTACGCCATTGCCGAGACGCTCGCCGAGGACGGTCAATACGACAAGAGCCAGTTTCAATTCGTCCGCGCCGAGGGCGTCTTGCAGCAACGCATGGACGACGCGTGGCTCCGCAAAGGCGAGGTCCGCCGCTACAGCGCCAGCTTCCAATAACCACCCCCTTGACACCCTCTCCCATAATAAAAATAACGACATGAG